TATTTAATTTAGTATGGTCAGCATCAGTAAACACGTTGCTATCACTAGCACTTTCTACAAGTGTTCTTATTTCACCTGCGGTTTGATCTTGGGTTGCATTGGCTTCTATTGCATCTAATTTACTTTTTAGTGCATCTGTAAAAATATTACTGTCACTTGCATTACCTACAGCAGTTCTTATCTCTGCATCTGTCTGATCTGCGGTGGCATTTTCTTCTATTCCACTTAATTTATCTGTAATCTCTTGTTGAGCAAATAATACCTGATCGCTATTGGTGTCTAAATCTATTTCAGTTAAAACACTACCATCTTTAAAATCTACTTTCTTTGTACTGATATTTGTATCCCTGGTAAATTTAACATTACCTGTACCACTTGGAGGGGTATTACCAGAAGTAAATTGTACTTCAGATCCTACAATATTATAGTGAGTACCTAATGTTTTAAGGACTCCTCCTACTGTTACATCAATTTCTGTATTAGCTAAGAAAGCAAAACTTATGGCAAAGTTATTTTGACTACCTGTACCATTATGATTTTGTGAGGTAGCTGTTGTGTTAGTAGCCATAATTAATTACCAAGGTTTTTAATTTTTTCCAAATTAGTAACTGTTGCTTTGGTTGTTTCATTGTTTATTGCTTCTATATTAGCACTATACTTTTTAAATAATTCTCTATTTTCTGGTAAACGTAACCATTCATTTCTTGCTTTTACTTTATAATCTGCCACTATTTTTTTAATATTTTTTGAAAGTATAGCTCTTGCATTATCTTGAGTACCTACCATAACATCTTGATTGGTTGAATCTACATTTTCACCCATAGCAGTTTTATAAAAAGCTTTCATATCAGGTTGATTTAACTTTTTGTATAAACTTACGATTAACCTTTGACCATCTTCTTTTGTATTAAAAGCTAAATATTTAATATAGCTTGCATATTGTTTGCTTGTAAGTTCAATACCACTTCCTTGTATTCCTTGTTTTCTAAAAAAGAATTTTTTGGGTGGTTGCAAAGATATATTCAAATCATTAATAACACTAAGAACATAATTATCTTTTGTATTAGTAGCAGTAAAAGGATTTAAAACATCAAAGGTATCAGGTCCAAAACCACTAGGATATTCAACAACTGAACCTGTCAACCAGTTTCTATCAGGTTCTAAATTAGCATTATAAAAAGGTATTGTTCTAGCTAACTCATTTAAAACTTGTCTTATACCTGTATTCATTTCATCTGCTGGATAATATGTGGTATCTAGTTTTGTTTTGTCTGTAGCTCTTTGTACTGATCTACCAAGTCCAGCAACAGGATTAATAATATTAGCAGCCCTTCTAGCTAATAAAGTTTGTAGTGCATAAGGATTATGTATGGCTTCAGCAACTTCTGTAAGACCTCTAATATAAGTTCTATCTGTTAGATTTCTTGCAATAGAAACTGTAATTGCAGTAGCAATATCATTAGTTTGTTGACTTCCTATTTGTCCTTCTATATCCATAAAATCTGCAAGAAGCATAAAAGTACCAGACCAAGGATCAAGTCTTTTATATGAAATATATTTATATTTGGGCTTACCACTTTTTGTTAAAACTATTTCTCCATTTGAATCTCTTACTAAAAATCTAAACGAATAAGGTTGCCAACCTTCTTCTTTCTTTTGTTTTACTAATTGTCTATTAGCTTCTGTTGTATCACCAAATCCTACAGTATTAGGACCACCACCTGTCATAGCTATTTCTGCAAAAGGATTTTCTATGTCTCTAGCAATTAAAGCTGCTGAAACAGCAAATCCACCTCCTAAATACATTTCACCTCTAGCTCTTGCAGCAATATTAGGATCTGCACTTCTAAGTGCTTGCCTATATTCACTCATAAATAAATTTACAACAGGTGTATATCTCATTTGTGTTTTTAGTATATTTAAAGGTGTTCTTACAAAAGGAAAAACTATTCTTCCATAAGGGTGTTGTGCAAAATTTTGTATCTTTCCACTAAAAGATTTAGGGTCTAATTCTTTTGTAAATGTAGCTTCAGCAGCAAAATCTTTTGCTTTTTTATACATATCTTGAATACTTTTTGGCATTTTTCCAACACTACCAGTATCAACAATTTTAAATACTTTTTCTGTTTGCGTATTGATATATCTTTTAAGTTGTTCTCCTTGTAGATTTTTTCTAACACCTTGCTCCCAAGCTTCTGCTTTTACATAAGCTCTGAAGTTTACTTGTTTTAAAAACTCATCTTCTGTAATTAGCATACGAGAACCAAAACCATTGATTCTTCTGAAATTGTTATAGATAGAAGGAAGCCAGGCATCAGCAAGAAATACATCAACAAATGGTTTTACTGTTCCTCTAGTAACAACATTTTGATCTGCAAAATTTCTTACATCTTCTGCATTTATATTTCTTGATACTCGTTGTGCATCTGAAACCATTGCACCCCTATCAAGAACATTTTCATTTGTTTTAAAAGCTTTACGAGCAATATTAAAAGCATCACCTAAAGATTCACCCATATAAATAAATTGTTTCCAACCTTTTATAAACTCATCAGAATTAAATTCTGGTTTAAATACTAAATTATCTCTTCTGCTGAAAAGTGTATCTGCAAAAGAAATATCCATATCTTTTCTAAAAACTATTTTTGCAGCACCAGCAGACTGACTTAATGGTTTTGATAAAGTATTTAAACTTGTAGATAAAAGGTTTACTATATGAGTAGGTGGACCACTAAGAATAGAGTTAATAAATATCTCGTTTGTAAATTCAACACCTTTTAAAAGTAATCCTTTTTTAATCATGTGTTTCATAACTTCTGGATTACCGCCTGCTACGTTTAAGTATTTTGTAAGTCGTGTTAGAGCCAAAGCAGCTTCTTGATCTCCTTTTTCTACTAAATCAAAAATTTTATTAAAGGTTTCATCTATTTCACTTACACCAACAGACTCAATAAAATCTCTATTAATATTATTTACATTCTCTGTACCTCTTGATCTTCTACCAAAATCTTTAGCTTCCGTTACTGTATCTCTTAAATCACCTGCAATTCTTCTAGCACCTAAAGTTTGTGAGGTTAAAGCACCAACTCCTTTGTTTAAGTAAACTAGACCTTTTAATACTTTTACTTGTTTTAAAAACTCTGGTTGTATTTCTTTAATAAGATCTACATTTTTTGTAGCTATGGCATTATGCAAGGCAGCAGACAAATTAAAAACAGCTTCGCCATTTTTATTCATCATTTGATTAATTGATATAGTTGTAGCAGGTAAATATCTTGGGTTATTAATTATTTTTCCATTTTTAGTTTTTAAAAAAGGACCAAATTCTTGCAAGAAAAATCTAGCAGCTTCTAAAGCTTGACCTTTTGTTTGTCTTTGAGAAGCAACAAACATATCACCTAAACCAACAGATCTAGCCCATTGATCTAGTTCATCTGTACTTTTAAAGTATTCAGCAATATTTAAAAGACTATCTGTAAGTTCATCAATACCACCACCTGTAAGTTTTGGGTTGAATGTAGATTCTATTTTGTCACCGACCTCTGGTATTTGTGTCGTATCTCCTATCCCTGGTGCTTTTTTTGTATCTAAAGGTTTAATTAAATCAATAACTTTTTCATCTAATAATTCGTTACCAGCTTCATCAATTCCAAGGTCTTTAAATTTTAATTTTCTTTTACGTTCTAAGGTTGCTAAGATCTTTGGAGCTAAAGGAGAGTTTCTAAAACCTTTTAAAGCTACAGATAGTCCTGTTAAAGTTTCTCCAATAACTGCAC